GGCAGGCGAAGCAGTGCCAATCCCTACGCGACCTGAGCCGTCAATAAATAGAGCATCGGTTTTATTACTAACCCCTAGTTGCAAAAACGCGCTTGCTGGAGTGGAGTTGACTTGTGTAATGCGGTTGTAACCAATCTGGATTGCACTTGTACCGTTGTTAGCTCCAAAGTCAGCAATAGTTGTTGCGGCGACATTATCCGCGCTCAAGACGGAAAATCTTGCTCCAGGACTACTAGTCCCCAGACCCAGCCTCCCATTCGCATCAATAAACAACCGCCCAGTGCCATTAGTCGAGATGGCTACTTGGTCTGCGCCGGGGCGATAAATACCAGTATTCGGGTCGCCGTCGAAACTGATGCCCGGTGCTCCCGCCGAACCAGAGCCAGCGTTCTCCATCAGGTCGGCAATGCTGACCTTCTTCGTTACGTCGCTCGTAACGTCAACAATGGGAACAACGTCCGTACTAATCGGGTCGGTGTAAGCCGTCAAATCAGTGATCTTCGTCGTTGCCATGGTCAGTGCCTCGGTAAGGAAATCTTAGGCGTGGCTTAGGTCTTGATACAAGCCAACAGCGCCACGTTTCGCGGTCTTGTTTCGGTGCCGCTGTTGTTGTTGATCTGGATGCCGGTGGTATTGCTGTTGACGATTGTGGTTCCGCTGCTCACAATGCCGTGATTACGGTTGCCTGCACCCTGCGTAATTCCGCTGGAGTTCGGGTTTTCTAAGTCACAATTACTGGTGTGATCGTGCCCTGGGTCGTCGATCGTGTGGTTGTGAGGTCCAACCATTTCCGTCTGACCGCTACCGAAGGAACGCCCAGAATCAACACCTTTCCCACCGTCCCAGCCACGAACAAACTCACCACGCAAATCGGGCAAATTGAAAGTAGTAGAACCATCGCCGGAACCGTAAATAGTCCCGATCTCGTTCCACAAATCTGCGTAAGTTGTGCGGCTTACAGCAGCACCATTGCAGTGCAAAAACCCGGTTGGGGCGGTGGAAGTTGTATGCCAAATAATGCTGCCAGTCGGCATACCAGTCGGAAGACTGATTGCAGCAATCTGATCATCCACATACTTTTTCGTGGATGCCATGTTGTTGGTCGTTGGCGCTCCAACCAGCGTTAAATTGCCGGTCATCGTGCCCCCAGCTAGTGCCAAGTAATCCGATACTGCATCGTTAATTTGCAGGTAGCGGCCATCTGCAAAAGTTTGCGTAATACCGTCGGGATCAGGACGTACCCAGTTCGAGCCGTCCCACATCTTCAGCTCATCGGGCGTCTGGCTGGTGTCCTGCCATAACTGACCCAGGGCTGGGCTGCTCGGTGCTGTAGCAGCAGGGTTGGTGATGATCGACTTAGACGGCTGGAACGAAACGACCGTAAAAGTTGCACCGTTCCACACCTTCAACACAGGCGGGTTGGTGCTGGTATCAACCCAAAGCTGGCCGTTGCTGGGTGACAACGGTTGGGTGCTGCCAACACTGGTGCCAAGCAGACCTAGGGCAACAGCTAAAACGTTGGCTTGGATGCGGCGGGTTTCGCTTCCAGAAACACTGGAGAACGCCAGCAGATCAGCACTTGCAATCGCCTGTGCAAGTGGTAGCTGAGAAATCCGTAAGCCTGCCATCTCAGTAACCCACCACGGTCATGTCAATCAAGCCAGCAACAGCAGTGCCTGAGCTGTTCACGCACTTTATTGTAATTGCGCTGGTTGTCTTCGAAACGACCAAAGCGTTGATCGCTCCAGTGCCGGTGTCCTGGAGTGTGATCTGCACAGATTTCACCGCCCGGAAGGTCTTGGCCAAGTTGACGGCAGTGCCGGAGCCGCTGCTGCTGACTGCTACGTCGTTCTGCGACTCGATCACATCGGGGTAATCCAGCTCGAAGCAGATTCCCTTGATCTCACCAGGGGTAACGCCATCCTTGCTCTTGATCAGGGTTTGAACGGCGTAGGTGTCTTCGATCAGTTTTTCGTAAGGCGCGTAAGGGTGCAGGATGCCCGACGATTTGCCTGACAATTCGCCTGCGGTGTAAGTCCGCTGTTCGGCAAAAATTGAATCGTCATTTTCTTGAAAGATCTCGTCGTCATCTTCCTGCAGCAATGATGTATCTGCACCAGTCAGTGCGCCAATGCTGTGCTGGTACGTCGCCTCGGCTGTGGTGGTAATTAGAACTGCGCTTTCGAAGAAGTTATTGTCGAAATTCCAGGTGTAGTAAGCCGGAAGGGTCGGGTCAATTTGCCGGACGGAATAAACCCCAGTTTCACCCGTGATATAGGTGCCATCCTGGGTAGTGACGTAAGTTCCGTCTTGGGCAACGATGTAGTAGCTATCGCTGGTTTCTGCGTTGATAAACGAACCCGGCCAAGTGGTCGTACTGATGCACTCGTCATAGACCGCGTTCTTGACTGGCGGCGCATTAACGTTCAACAAAATGTAAGCCGGAATATCACTGCGCCATTGCGTTGCATCAACCGACTTGACCATCACGGTCCAGGTGTCGGTATCAAACAGCCCGGTTTCAAACCACTGCTGCTGGGCAGAAACGCCACCGGAGTACAGCTCCAGACCTTGCTGCCAAGTGGTTTCTGGGTCGTTGTCGATCAGTCCGCCCTGCTTGTACCGGATCTGATACGAAACAATGTCAGAAACAACGCCCTGATCCCAGCTACCGAACAAGCTCAGCGGAAGCTGCCAGCTAAACCGCTTCAGGCCGCTGTTTTCATTTTCAACAACAGTAAAGTTGCCCGGCGTTGGCGGCACAATCTCCGCACGCTCCACCGTGTCGTACAGATAATCAGTCGGAGTTTCACCAAAAATTGCACTGGTAAAGGCGACCCGCAGTTGCCATTCGCCCGGTGCGTGGAACGCCACCGTGTAATAACCAGTTAGCGGTACATCGCTCAGGAAATACCAGCCATCAGACTCAGGTTCCTTGACGCCCGGAATTGTTGTTGGAACATCAGTCGGGAATGCCCAGCAGCGGTAACCAGTAATCCGCTCAGGGACGGGGCACGTTCCAGCGTCAATGATCAGAAGCTGGGTGCCATCCGGCTGGTTTTGGTGCCGCACAACGGCATTAAATTCTGGATCCGAGAGATCCGGGATTGCCTCAAAATCAGTGACCGAAATCGCCACCCAATCCGATTGCTGACCTAGGCGGTTCAGCGTGGCAACACGGAACTCGTAGCCATCACCAAAAACGTGTGAATCGAGTGGCTCGTTAATTGTGGTGCTGGAAACCTGCCGAATATCGCTCCACTCCGTATCTCCAACCTGCCGCCACTGATATCGGTAGCCGCGCACCAGCAGATCGTTGGCATCGTTGACTTGGGGTGCCGTCCAGGTTGCGTTGATCTGCGCTTGGTTGTTGCGGAAAATCAGTTCAGCAGTGACATTGGTCGGCACCTTCGCGCCGGTCAACGTGAAGCGATCTTTGGGAACAACAACGGGCAGATTGTTGTCTACATAGTCAAACTTGCTGTTGTTGTACTGAAGCGCTTCAACTTGATAGATCAGCGGTTCGACTTCGCTGATAGCAATAATTTTGTACAGCGCGGCTTGTAGGTCTTGCCACTCAAGCACCCAGATCGCGCCAGCTTGGGTGTCAACAACGCCATCGCAGCGGATAACGGTATACGCTTCGTCGTCTTGGACGATGTAACCAGTCAGGCTGTCACCCGCTTGGGTCGTTATTTCGTCATCGTCTTGGGCGGTAATTGTCCGCAGTTCGCTGGCACCAGCCTGGCTGGAATAGTCAACGACGTTCAGCGTTTGGAGCTTGGGGCGAGTGGTGATGCTCCCGTCTGGATTGGTAACGGTCTCGCCATCCGGCACCACCAAGGTCAACGTGTAGGTATTGGCAGGATTAAGCGTCAGAACAGCATCTAGAACGATGCGGTTTAGAACAGTGTCAATTTCACGGACTCGACCACCAAGGCGTTGACCTTGCTTCAGTGGATCTGCAATCTGGATAACTTCACCGACACCAGCGGCTAAACCTTCGGCGCCAATGCGGAAGCTGACTTTTTCAGTTTCGTAGCGGTTAGAAAATAGTGTGTGCTTGGCTGCCCGCAGCGCTTGGCCGCGTGAAGTGACGCCGAGCAAACTGAGATCAACCGGGTTGTAGCCAAGCTTTTCCAGCAGAACATCGTCCTGCATGTATTCGGTAACGCTTGAATACGCCTGGTTGGGGTCGTCCCAGTTGGCGATAACAACAGACTTACGGGCGGTTTTGGCCGTGCCGGTGTAGCTGAAGCACGGCGAGGTAACAGTGCCGTTGTCGTCAACCTCTTGGATAACGTTGGCTTCACTGAACTGCTGAACAGGAACCTGCGAGCGATCCTGCGTTAAATAAATCTGCCCGTGGCTGTAATAAATCAAGCCACGGAAACAGGAAACCAGTGCGTTTAGAACTTCGTAGACGCTTCCTGCATTTTGTAAATAGACATTGCAGGTAAAACGTGGCTCTGTTCCCCCTAAACCGTTCGGTACAATTTCATCACAATACTGGCTTACGGTATAGAGATACCAGGGGTCAATTGATATGCCGGGGACATAACGCGCAACGCCAAAGCGGTCGTTGACAACAATGTCACGGAAGATCCAAGCAGGATTATCAGTCCAAGCTGTTGTAAAAGTGCCGTCCCAGATGCCGTCATAGCTTCGGAGTACGGGGTCATAGTTAGTTGGGATTTGAACCCGCTTGCCCCGCAATTTGACGGATACATCA